TTGTTATTGCCGACCGCTACATATGCGTTGTTCTGGCAGGCTACTCCATATAAATCTTGGGTAGTTCCAGTTTTAGCAACTGGCCACAATCCGGTTGATGTGTTATAATAACCGATATAACCACCTTGACCGCAAACAATATATTGACCGGTAGAACCATCATATGCGACCCCAAGCAAAGAAGGAGTTGTTACGGTATAGACACCACCTGGCGTACCACAGATCCCTATATCGGTCATACTATATGCCATATTATATCGATATGCATTACCAGCAACATAAAATGATCCACCTGCTCCTACGGCTGCCGATGGGTTTATTGAAGCAAGAGATCCGCCTGAGCCGGTTGCAGAATAAGAACTTCCGAGAGAAGAATATCGTGTCTGATTAGATGCATTTAGGCAAGCAATAAAATACCCGTTGCAATATGATACAGAGTTTGCTGTACCTGATCCATTGAATACTATATTTCCCCAAGTTGATCCAGAGTTTATTGACCTTATACCAGTAGCACCAGTAGCTGCCGAAACAACAATGGTCGAACCATCGGATGAAATAGCAAGTCCTTTACCAGGAGTAAACGATGATGTCTGTGTAGTCACTATATGGGTCCAAGTGGTACCATTACCACTCGTGTATATCGAGTTTGCTGTATCACCTGTTGCTACATAAGAACCAGCTGCATATGCCAATCTCAGAGATCCACCATAAAAACTACTATAAGTAATCCAATGATTCCATAATGTGCCATTTGTACTATAGTACATATTACCATTTGTACTACTAGCAATAAATCTAGAACCATCAAAAATAACAGAAATAAAGTTACCAGAACTATTATATGATCGAGACCACGACATACCGCCATCTTTACTAGTAACAATCACTCCGCTATCACATGCAGCAACAAATGTCGAATATCCATATGCTACAGAGTTTATTGCAGGGAAAGTTCCATCATCGGTTCTCAAAAATCTTGCTGTGGAGGCCGCAACCGTCGATTGCATTATTACACCTAGACTACCTTGTGCTCCAACAAAAACAATATTCGAACCATCTGTCGTACCTTGGTGCATTATAGGACTCCAGGCAGGTATAAAAGCTGAGCCACCGCCGTCGATGAATCCAATATAACCCGGTGTTAGGAAAGTAGTGCGACCACCGACCATAAGGAAGTCACTACCCGAACCGTTTACACCATCATAAAATGTATTGAAATTTGCAACACTAACCGATGGAGAGTTTGGACCAGCAGTAGACTTTAAAAAAGATCCAGCAGCAAGAATATAAACACTACCATTGTATACTAACCTATTTACTGATCCACTATATGCTACTGATCCATCTACCCAGGGTGCAGATACATCATTACTTGCTGATTCGGATAATCTAGCAGAACTTTGAATAGTATTATATTTTACTCCAACTAAAGAACCACCTGTCCATACAACCTGAGTTATATTTGACTGGCCAGTAGGAATATATACACCATTAGTCCAGGTAACACCGTCTGTAGATACATCCGGTTTAGTTGCTGTGCTACCTGACGAACCCTGAGGGAATGCAACATAAGTAGAATCTGTCTTGACTAAACCAGCAATAGTGGTGGTAGCCTGGCCAGAAAATGTTCTTTGTGTCCATTGTTGTCCTTTATCAGTCGAAAATACAGCACCTTGAGGATATTTAGGACTACTAGAGTCACCTACAGCAATAAATAGGCCGCCGGCATTGATAACTTTAGATGAAAACTTCAAGAAGCCGTGAAGGGTGAAGTCAGACAGATTTACGCTCATTGATAACCTCTTATTTGTAAACGTGTATTTATACGATTTTTATATTTCGTATCAAGATAAATAAGTAAAATAAGGACAAATATATGCCACGCATCAGTTTATGGAATCCCCAGAAAACCAGTGATTATTATTTCACTGATCGCACCATTGGCGAAAACTTTCGTATTGCGGGTGATGGTATTCTTGTTCATATGTACGAAGGTCCTACCACCGATGCTAATGGTAGCACTGACACGTCTATCACAACTATTCAGGATGTGTTATTCCTTACCAACAATAATAGAAAATATAATCCCAACGTGATCGAACTGAGAGGACATCACGTTCCTCAAGATGTGAACTATGATTTATCCCAGTTTGGTATTTTTCTCAGTTCCGATGTTATCCGTATTCAGTTTCATTATAATGATATGGTCGATTCTCTTGGTAGAAAACTTATTGCCGGTGATGTACTTGAGTTTCCGAGTATGAGAGATGTTCCTATTTTCGATAATGCTGTAGGTATAAATAGATATTATGTAGTGCAAGATGCTCTCTATGCTGCCGGCGGATATGGACAAAAATGGTTTCCGCATATTTGGTTGGTAAGAGCAAAACTTATTACTGCTGCACCAGAGTTTTCTCAGATTATAGAACAGGCTGCTACTGGACAAACAAGTGGTGGTGTAGGACAGGGTATCGGTATTATGCCACCGGGCTTTACTGACACTTCAGATGTTGATAGTAACCCCGGAACAGGATATAATCCAGATATCACTAGCTCACTAAATCTATTCTGCAAGATTATCGGTATTACCGACCAGATTGTTGCGGAGGCTGAAAAGAATGCATTTTTCGATCCCAAGTTTTTCGAAAGTGCAAACTTGTATATCTACCTCGACGAAAAAGGTTATCCTATTATAGGTAGTAACTATTATAGTGGAGACGGTGCACCACCAAATCTATCAACTAACAACTTTGATAATCTTGTTCCATCCGGCCCACTGGCAGGTGCTGGTATTGCATTTCCACCTGGTATGCAAGATGGACAATATTATCTACGTATCGATTATTATCCAGAGAGACTTTTCCAAAAGCAGGGTAACTGCTATAAGCTCATAGAAGTCAACGTGCTGAAGAACTGGACTGCCTATAACAGAGTATTGGATTCATTTATCGACAACAATGTAGATACGGTATTGTCGGATGGAACTATTATTCCAGAAAAACAAGCATTGTCACAGATTGTCAAGCAGAAAGTCGATCTATACGCAGAAAGAAAAACACAAACCACTGCATCAGAAGCTGCAAGATCTGCCATTGCTGATCAACGTGCATCATTGAGTGGTAATAGTTCAAACACCGGTAGTCCAGGAGTCCCTGGTTCAAGTATACCAGGATAAGGGAGGAGAGGAATGGATTTTTTTACGATGGTCAGGTAAGACGATATCTCGTACAGTTTATGCGTATCTTTTCTGATATAAAAATCAGAAACGGTCCAGATGCCAATGGCCTCTATACAATCCAACGTGTGCCTATCATGTATGGCGATCCATCCTGGGTGGTAGCACAGATCATCAAAGGTGGCAGCGAAAATACACTACTACCTACACCTATGTTTAGTGCGTGGATTGAAGAAATAAAACAAGACCCAAAGCGTAGACAAGATTCCCAATATGTAGGTAAAGTTTCTACAGTAGAAAGACAGTTTGATTCTGTGTCTCAAACTTACGGAAGTGGGCCTGGCGTAAGACAAGATGTTGAAAGATACATGCCAGTTCCACTTGAACTTAGATTGCGTCTTGATGTATGGACTTCAAATGTAACTACCAAGCTACAGATATTTGAACAGATTGCTACTATATTCAACCCATCTATTCAGTTACAACAAAATAGTAATATTTTAGACTGGACTAGTATCTTCGAAGTGTGGCTCGAAGATCATACCTGGACTAGCAGATCTATTCCACAGGGCGGAAACGAAGATAGAGATGTAATGAGCTTCAAGTTCAAAGTTCCTATCTGGATGAATCCTCCAGCCAAACTAAAGAGAAGCGGACTTATTGCAGAGATTGTTACTAATGTATTTGACGGAAGAATAGAAGGATACGAAAACGAATATGATCCGTTCAGGACCTGCATCAATGCTATTCCTATTCAGATTGTAACAACAGAAGGTAACTATAAGATTTCTGTTGCTAAGGGCGTAGGCGTTGATACAATCACTCTACTAGATCAATATGGCAAGATTGATCCTGCATTGAGTTGGGAAAGCCTCATACAAAAATACGGGCAGATTACCGCTAATATCACTAAAATACGGCTAAAGCTTGACCCCGATTTAGATTCGTCGGCACACGACGTGATCGGCGGGATTATACAAGATCCGTTACATAAAAACATTCTTTTATTTACACCCGACATAGATACACTTCCGGGAAATACATTGCTGCCTATTGCAGAAATCATTGATCCGACTGAAGTTTCACCAGGAAATGGATTACCAGTGGCTGCGCCAGGTCAACGATATCTAATCACCTCACAGGATTCGCACGGTGAAGAACCTGCTATTCCTACTGGTGTTCCTACATCGCCGTGGGGAAATACTCTTGTAGCTTATCCAAATGATATTATCGAGTTCAATGGTATTACATGGATTGTTTCGTTTGATTCACGAAATGCTGTAGGTAAAAACTACACCATAAATACTGCTAATGCAAGCCAATATATGTTTGATGAGGCGATAAAAGAATGGACATATTCTTATTATGGTCAGTATAATCAGGGATATTGGCGTATTGATAATATTATACAGGCACCAAATGGAACCATTATCTCTAACTACGAATAAAACAGGCGTAGGTACGATTTTTGTATCAACCAAAACCAGCAGGGTATTACTGAATCTCAGAGCCCCACATAAGACACACGGTATGTCGTGGGCTCTCTGGGGCGGTATGGTTGAGGCTAAAGAACAACCCAAAGATGCATTGTTGAGAGAGTTATCCGAGGAAATGGGATTTGTGCCGGATATAGAAAAAATCTACCCATTTGATGTTTATCAAAGTAAAGATAAGCATTTCAAGTATTACAGCTTTGTATGTGTTGTAGAGGAAGAATTTGTTCCTATACTAAATTACGAAAGTGCTGGATATTGTTGGATTGATCTTGGGCAATGGCCTAAACCAATGCACCAAGGTGCTAAAATAAGTTTCTGTAGCAATAAATCTATTGATAAACTAAGATTGATACTTAGCCAACATCAAGACCAAGTTATTGCATAAATCAAGTCTAACGAAACATGCGGGTTTGCATCGTTTACAGCCAATACTTGATTTATTTTATCTGTAAGTCGTTGTATAAGCCCTTCCGTAAAACTAGCAAATGTGTCGACTAATGCAGAAATCTGGTCAACGGTATAGTTATCAAAACTAATCAATCCAGTATTTAGATCATAACTAGATACTTTGAATGATCTACCATCGGGGTGCCCTGAATCTTTTTGCGAGTATATGAATGCACCTATTATTCCTATTTGAGATTGCAAATCAGTATCATATCTTCTCATTACACCTGGTACTAGAATATCTGATTGAAAGTTGAGTTGTAGATCTACTACCATATCATCTGTCAATTTTTTTATTATTCTCTTCTTTTCAATCCCTATCCAAGCTGCTTCTAAATCGTATTCATTTACCTGAGTTGTATGCCATCTGAGGCTATCATAGTTATAAGGATCACCTAATGATGTAAAGCTCGAGTTAGGATCTATAATCGATGCAGCAGCGACATAGTTGATTTGAGCCATATCATCTCCTAATCTCTAATACTACCTCAAAGTCAGGGCAATCGTAGAACATCTGCGGTGTTAGACTCTTGCGTTTCTTGATAAGTGCTTCAAAGTTTGCAAAGTTTGTCATATAGTCTGGATCAGCCATCAGTGATGTTCTAACAAGTTCTACACAGTTTAGCTCATTATCGTTCTTCAAATCAAAAAGATTATCATAAGGTCTACCTTGTTCAGATCTTGCCTTATCTAGTGCTAAAGTCCAATCTTCGATAGTCATACTCTTTGGTTTCAATAATACAACCGAGTTGCAATCAAACACTTTTGCAAACGGAGTAAAAGAAACTCCTTTAGCTATAGCTTCAACTATAATAAAATCAGAATCTGCCGAAACTTGATCTTCTAAATTCATAAATGCGTGAGACCAAAAACTAAACTTTCCAGTCAAGAAAAAATCAGCAAAAGAAATCAAATATGTAGATAAGTGATTATTTCTTCGAGACAACATAACATAGTAATTGCCAATAAGTTTTTCTCTAACTTGATTTTGTTCATCTGGTGTTAGAATATTATTTGTTTTCCAGTGAATTGTTCCTAAAAATTCTATTGTATTTACCCATACTTTCTGAAAGATATTCATAATATCATTCTCCGTAGATTTTAGGCCATCCGATAAGATGGTTATAGTTTAGCAGACTTTCGCCCGATAGCGCCAACATTGCTGCTCTTTTTGCTTCTGCCGTAGCAAAAATAGTCATATCCGATACCATTGCTGCCTGAAAAATTTGTGTAGCTAATGTTGGTGTCATTAGCACAAAGTTTCCAGACATTGTTTTCCACATAATGTTATTTGGCATACTTGTGCCCAACATTACTAGACCGATTTGTTGAATACGAGAGGTGTCGTCCGAGTGATACCAATAACTTCCAGCCTTGTATCCACCTTCTGATTTTCTACGATCTCGTTCAGTTTTGATTAGTCCCCAACCGTCTTCTTTTATCTTTGCTGCAATCCAGGCATCAAGAACAGACTGTTGTGGAATAGCATCGCCCTGATCATAGATAATTTCTTCGTAAACCGATCCATCTCCGTTGCAATGACATTGCGTATTCGGAAATCCTTGTCCTATTGCTTCCATATAGGTATATAATGTCATTTTTATTTCCTTATGCTATTTCTGTTATTGTATATTCCGAGACTAATATTCCGCCAAAAAGTGCAGTAGGATGGGAATTTATATAACAGGTAGATGTTGCTAATGGGCCCGCTCTACCAGAAATGGTTATTGCAGCAGTAGATCCTGGTGCCCAAGTAGCTTGATTTGTCAAACAGTATAATACACCAGTTGTTGCTGTAGATGTTGCACACCTTGTAATCGTTGCACCCTGATTTACCGTTCCAGAAAATATACAAGAGGCCACCGAAATGTTATTTGTATTTGTATTCACACTAATACTAAATGATACTACTATTCTCGATGTTGATGAAAGTGGGGTAAATGAAGTTGTAAAAATCTGAACACCTTCGGTACTAGTCGGCACAGTATTATCTAGAGGAATAATTGCGGTTGTATTTACAGCAGCAATAGCCCCTGTAACCATTTGTAATACTCTACCAGGTGGCTGCCAAGATGTGCCGGCGTAGTATTCTGGATATCCAAGTGTTGTGTTGAATCTAATATCGCCAGGGGCGCCAGTTGGGCGATCAGCAGTGGCACCGATTGGCAATCGCAATCTTTGCAATCCCGGAATAATAGGATTATCTGCTAACGATGCAGTGTATGATGGTAAACTACCTGTAACAGTTATTTGATTTGCCGTACCAGAAACTGATGTCACTGCATCATTCTGTGTCAATACAAGAACACCATTTACATCTGGTGTATCTAGAAATGATAGAGTACCTAATACATTTGACATTATGACTGAATTACCCGTAAGTTGGAATTTGCATATGAAGTAGTATACGAATATGTCATTGCAGTTCCTGTACCATTATTTACCAGATTATTACCGTTTCCCGACATATCAACTACACCAGTAACTGTTGCGCCCTGGGCTAATTCATCAAAATCATATCTTGCAAGAAGACCTTGAGTTATACCGTGTCTGAATCCGGCTGCATTATACATACACTGGATTTCTCCCGCCGATAATGTCCTATTATAATAAACATAACTGTCTACTAAGAATGATGCTGTTTCTAAGGTCGATCCACCAGGTGGATATCCATTGATATAAACCTGTGTAAATGTTCCAACAATCTGTGCTGTTGTTCCCGTTCCTATGTTGACATCGTTCCTATATAGATTATGAGTAGTACCATCATAGGTATAAGTCATCATAACCCAGGTGTTATTGTATGGAGTCATTACTCCGGTGGCGCTGACAACCATTGTGTTGCCGCCGTACGTCCAACAAGTTGCTTCACCGGCACCTGTTCCCGTGCCTATCTGGAGGCCAGTAGTTGTTCCAGATGTAATATTACCATCATACATACCAACAAAACTAAGACGGGTCCCACCATTCCATACGGTACTAATCCAGACACTAATAGAAAAAGGAACATTCGACGCAGTAAAGTTAGAACTCGCACTATATAGATGTCGATTGGTATTAGCGGTTGTTTGTATAGGCATTATGCAAACTCCAATGTCAACTCCGCCATATAGAAAAATGATGCTAAGTTTGTTCCAGTTACACCGGTTATTCGACGAGTAAGTTCAATCTGATACAGATTTCCTGCTGTAAGTCCTAAAGTAGCGAGTGTAATGGTCTGTAAAGAATATTGAAAGTTAGCATTTGTAGGAATAGAAATATTAGCCAGTTCTTGTGCCGCTGACCAAGTACCAACTGCTGTGTTATTCGGAAGTGCTCGATAATATAATCTTGGTTGAACTACTGATGCTACACCGGGTGCAGTCTGTGCTCTACCGTTTATCTTTATAGTTACTGATGTTGCACCAGTAGGTATTGAAACAAGACAAGATACGCCAGTTTCTGTTACATTACTAAATGATCTTATATTCAATGAAGTATAAGTAGAATCAGTTACAACCGGTGCTAGTGCATTTACCGCAAAATCGGAGTTACTGGGCGTGTCTAATGAGTTTGCAAAAAAAGTATATCTCTGCAGAACCGAAGAACCTATAGCAATATTTGATTGGCCGGAACCTGCATCTGTAACTGTTACCGAACCTGTGAAGTTTAGTATAGAAACAGGCGAAGCTACAGTAACTCCGTTCTGTGCTGTAGATAAGCTACCACTACCAGCAAGCGTTGCAGCATTAGCCATAGCAACCACTTTTAGAGTCTTTGTACTACCTGTAACAGTAATACGTAATGTGGTTGTACTTGTAGTCACAACTGATTGCGGAATAACAATCGAGTTGTCGGAAGTATCCCACACCGTAACAGTTAGATTTGTGGTACCAATATTGTGAACAAAATCAGCATAATATCTATTACCGGAAATCAATGTCCACGAAGTTCCGCCGCCCGATGGAGTAACACCAATATTACCAGACGCATTTGATCCAAGGATACTTGTGTTTACCCAGTTAGTTCCATTATAAGAAACTACTTGATTTGTTGTAGGTGAAGTAACAACAACCGGTAGAAAGTTTACCCAAGATGAACCAACATAAAACTCTATAATAGAATTTGTGGTATTATATCGTAATAATCCAACTGTTGGTGTAGATGGTCTATTGAGTGTTGTTCCTGCAGGAACGGCGACACCGCCCGAACCACCTATCGTTAGATATGGTACCAAGAGCGGTGTTATAGTATCAGAACTAATAT